AAGACCATCTCGGTCAGCGTCCAGACAGTCCGGCGCTCGAGCAGGCGCGGCTTGTAGGAGCCATGGGTCAGCCACATCGTGTCGTAGGACTGCTCGAAATCCACGTCCCAGATCTGGGCCGCGGTCCACGGCGAGGCCAGCGTCTGCACCACCGTATCGTTTTCGTAGATACGAAGGTATTCGTGGCCCAGCTCGATCAGGAACGTGTTGTTCTCGTCGCGCATGAAGCCCAGCAGGCGGCAGGGCTGGGTGGGCAGGTTCGCGTTGGCGACGTGCCGGAAGCCCGGCCGGTAGAACAGGCCGCCCTGGAGCTTCACGAGGAAGTTCTGAATCGTGGCGGCCCCGTTGCGGTACTTCTGGACGTCGAAACGCCCGGCAGACAGCAGGGAGACTTCGCCACCGGTCCAGTTGGTCTGGATGTCAGGGCTGTCCATCAGTCAGGGCGTAAGGGTGAAGGCCTCCGAGGGTCTGGTAGCGGGCGGCGGTCCAGTCCTCGGTCGAGCCGAGATAGGTGCCTGACTCATGGGCGGAGACAAAGCGGGCCCGCGACAGCTCGCGCTCGAACATCACGTAGAGCGCCTCCCGGGAATGCTGGCCGTTGGCGGCGAAGACCGGGGCGATGGAGTAGGCCAGGTGGCAGGCGACGACGTGCCCGACCTCGTGCGGGAGCGCGACCACCTCGACCTTGCGGGTGTATTCGGTCCACAACGACGACTCACAGGCCAGGATGCGGTTGTCATACGTGCGAAACGGGACGTTGCTGCCCCGGGTGTCGTAGAGCCTGCGGACCAGGACGGAGTCCGCGGGGGCGGCGTAAAGGAAGGTCCAGGGCGGCGGGACGGGCTCGCCCAGTTGCGCCAACTGGACATGGCGCGTGGCGAACTGCCAGGGATGCAGGCGCAGGACATGGTTGAGCGACATGTCGAAGCGCGCCTTGCACTCGATGGCCGCGGTTGTGTCGTCGTCGATGGACTGGATGCGCGCCGAACCGACAAGGCCGAGCGCATCGTTGCAGATCTCTACCTGGGTGAGGACTACGGCGGAACTCATAAAAAGGACGGGGAGGAGCGTGATGCTCCTCCCCGTTACTGCTCCAGGTTGGCGGGAGGGGCGATCAGATATTCTCGAAGACGAGGGCAAAGCCCTTGATGGCGGCGTTGATCGGGAGCGGAATGCCCTCGATACGCGCCACGAGATAGCTGTCCTCCGTCACCTCGGTGAGCATGTTCTGCGGGAGGATGTTCGACACACCCTCGGTCGCGAAGTCCGCATTGACGAGGATCGGCGTGCCACTGATGCCGGCGTCGTCGAGGGTGGAGACCTTGACGAGACCGACGTCGATGAGCGAACCAGCCCCCGCCGCGGTGTGGTAGACGAACATCGAGGCGATGCGCATGCCCTTGCGCAGGAAGCCCAGGATGATGAGTTCGTTCACGGGCCGGGCAACGGCGGTCGTGAAGTTGAACGGCACGATGCGTCCGTGGGCCGCGATGTCCGCCGGGGCAAGGATGTGGTAACCCTTGTCGTCGGAGAGCAGCTTGGCCATCTGGACGGACTTGTGCGTCGTGGCGGCGTAGAGATTGATGGTAGCCATAGTGGTGGTCCTTGTTGAGGTGGGTGGTTGACTGCGCCGTGGCTCAGGCCTCGAGGCAGTTGAGTTTGACCGTCACCTCGCCCCACATGCGCGTTCCGTCCATGCCCATGGACAGATAGACATAGGGGATGTTCTTCTTGGCCGTCAGACGCCACATGTCCACCGTGACATCCTTCGATACCGCGAGCTTGAAGGCCTTCGGCAGCGAGATGATGCAATGGCGGGTCGTGCCCGTCTTCAGGAGGCGCTCCGAGTGGATGAAGCGGTAGCCCATGAAGGTCGTGACCGAACCTTCGGCCAGGGCCTTGCGCACCGCGTAGTCGGAGTTGATGATCTCGTCGATCTTGAGCAGCTCGTAGAGCTGGAAGCTCGAGAGATGCACGTTGAGGATCGTGTCCTGGCTGATCGCCTCGAGGGCGAGGAGCACGCGACGCACGGCGCGCAGCTTGTCGAGCGTGATGCCCGAGGCCGCAGGCGCACCCGTCGGGACGTAGTCCACGGCGACGTCGATGCCCTCCGTGCCCACTTCCTTGGTGATGTCGCCACCCGTGACGAACCGGTTGGTCGCGTCGGAGATGGATCCGATCGTGATGTCACCGGCAGTCGTCGAGACGAAGTTCACCACCGTGTCGCCCTTCTTGCCGGTGTAGGCCGGGCCGAAGATGCGGTTGATGATGATGTCGTCGATCTTGCGGTTGGCGGCCATGACCATGGACGAGGTGTACTCGTTGGTCGGGTCGCTGGACACCCGCACCAGGTCCTTCGGGTCCACGGCCTTGCCGGTCTCGAAGTCGCGAAGGCCGCAGCGGCGGCGATCATGCGGGATTTCCGTCATCGGGTTGTCCCCGTAACGGGTGTTGTTCTCGGTCAGGTCTTCCGCGATGCCGAGGCGGTCGTAGAAGTCGAATTCGGACGCCTGGCGGTTGGATTCAAAGTATCCACGAAGCCGGGACGTGCTCTGCTGAAACGCCAGATCAAAGCCTGCCTTGAAGGCGTTGATGTATGAGGTTTCAATCGTGTTGGGATCGGTAGCCATGTCAGATGATTGGTTGCGATTGCAATGTGGTTTTGCAGTGCATTCCGTGACGTGCTTGCCGGGCTACCGCGCTAGGCGCGACCCGCTGGGGCTGGCCAGGACGTAAAACAGACACGCTCCCCCGGCGAAGAGGGAGCGTGTCGCCACAAGATATAGGCGTCAAACGGATACTGCGCGGGCAGGACTAGGTCGTGGCCCGGGGTGACGCAAGCTGGAACAGGCGCATGCGGCGGTTGATGACCTCGTCGTGGCGGACGTCGTCCTTGTCCATCATCGCCTTCACGTTGTTGGGATCGGCCATGAGCGAGGACAGCGCGGCCTGGGCCTCGGCCGGGCTCATGTTGTCACCGAAGCTGCCCGTGGCAGCCTGGCCACTGGCGCGGTCGCTGGCGAGAAGACGTCCGGCCTTCGCCATCAGTTTCACCAGGGGCGCGGAGTTGGTCAGGTGCGTCTCGTTGAGCGCCTTGATCAGGGCCTCGTCACCGAGTTCCTTCACGGCGTAGCGCGCATAGTTGAGCTGCTCCTCGAACTTGTCGCCGTACTCCTTCTGCAGCGCCGCAGTGGTCTCGGCCGCAGCCTTGGCCTGCTGCGTCTTCTCGTTGGCCAGGTGACCCATGACCTTGCCCGAGTAGCCCTCGAGCACGGCCGCGACCTGCTTCGTGGACAGGCCACTGGCGTGCATGATCGCGGTCATGTCCTTCAGCAGCGGGTCGTCGACGGGAAACCCATCCGCCACCTTGAAGGCGTATTTGTCCGGGCTCTCCGGGCGACCCAGGCGGGCGTAGAGTTCGTTCCACTGCTCGGCCGTCCAGTCGTCCTTGGGGGCCGGGATCTTGTCGCCACCCAGCAGCTTCTGCAGGTTGACGTGGCTCTTCGCGAGCGCGTTGGCGTCCTTGTAGTCCTTCAGGACCGGGTGGACCTTGAACTCGTCACTGAGAAACTCGCGCCACTTCGCCGGGTCGGGAGGAAGGGCGGGCGCGGTCGTTGTAGTTGTGGACTGGCTACCCGCTGTGGTGGTGAGTAGAGGACCGGTCGAGCCGGCTGCCCCCGCCTCCTCATAGAGCGGACCTTGGTGCTTCAGCATCTTGTTTGATCTCCTGTTCCTTGATTGCCTCCACTAGGAAGCGGGCAAGCTGGTCCTCGGAACCCAGGACCGTCTTGAGTATGGAATAAACGAACTGCTGGCGGCCCTCCTTGATGAGAAGGGCCGTGGTGTCGGTCGTGAGGGCGGCGCGTGTGATGCCCGCCTGGATACACATGTGGCGCAGCACGCGCATGCCGCGCTCGTCACCGAAGAGGATCCGGTAGTCCTCGCTGATGTTGTGGCGGTTCAGCCACTGCTTGATGCGGCTCATCCGAGAAGGAACGAACTGGCGGCCTCGCTGGCGGCCGGGTCGGCGGCGCGGGCCTGGGCCACGTTCTTCATGGCGGAACTGGCCTGCTCGGCCTGCGCGATCTGGGCGGCCTGCTGCTCCTGCGCCGCGCGCTGCTCGCGGATCGCGTCGATCTCCGGCTTGCTGCGCAGCACGCGCGGGGAGACGTCTCCAAGAAGTGCATACTCCTGCACCAGCCGGTCCATGTCCAGCGCGTCCAGGACGGTCGGGTCGACCTGGGTCAACGGCAGCAACTGCTGCAGGTAGCGCTCGATGGACTGGGACTTGGAGGACTGCTGGGCCTTGAAGGCCGGGGAGACGTAGTTGATGCGCAGCGGTCGGTTGTCCATCAACTCCTCGGGCGCGTCGGGGATGTGGCCCCAGGCGGCGAGCAGCGAATAGGTCGAGGTGATGATCGGGCCGAGGAGTTCCGACTTCAGGCGGCCGACCATCGGGGCCATCAGCACCATCTTCTCCTGCCGCGCGTCGTGGATCTCGAAGGCGGTCTGGCGCTCCTTCTTGCGGTCCATGAGCAGCCAGTCCACGTAGAATGCCTTCAGGATCGCCTCCTGCCTGTCGCGCAGGATGTCCACCGGGACATCGAGGCGCGACGGGACCGGCAGGGCCTCGATCCTCTCGGCCATGCCGGTGCGGTAGTAATTCAACCCTCCAGGAGTCGTCCTGAGCGGCAGCATGAACCCGTCGTCCGGGAGCATGAGCGGCGGGTCCGCCATCTTCTGCGCTGCGCGCAGGATTGTCTTCCACATGGCGTTCAACATCCGGATGTCCGGCAGCGAGTTCATCCCGGGCCCGCGCCCGTAGAGTTCGCCCGCATACTTCGTCCAGCGCGGCACCATGTAGGGGAAAAAGTCATACCCGCTCTCCTTGAGGATGAACCCCAGCTCGAAGCAGACCCAGACCGAGGCATACCTCTTGTTCATGGGGCCCGGCTCGGGGGAGCGGTCGCTGCGGGGGTGGGCGATGTGGATCACCTCGAAGAGGCGGTCGTCGCCGGACTTGAACACCTTCTCGGACGCCTCGTTGATCCCGGGGAAGGCCTGCACGAGCTGGCGCTTCGTGTAGGTGGTTTTCCGATACAGCGTATCCACCTGGAAATTACTGGACTCGTCGGCCCAGCAGTCGTGCAGCGGGAAGGCCTTGTAGCAGGTCGAGCCGAAGGCGGGGTCGTAGTCGATATAGAGCACCCCGGTGCCGAAGCAGCCGATGTCGAGGTAATCCTCGTGCAGGCTCGAGTGGAAGGTCGAGCGCGGGTGCTGGAAAGCCTGATACAGGATGTCGGACACTTCCTCGATCCAGGCGCGCACCGGCATGGCCAGTTGCTCGCCGCGGTCGCTGTCGACACCCAGGTGGAACCAGCGCTCGTTGGGGGAGGTAAGGGAAGAATGGAGACCGCTGGCCAACTGGTCCAGGGCCCAGGTCGCGGTCGAGTCAAAGGAGTACGGGCTGGGCGCGGGGTCCGGCGTGATGTTGGACTGCGAGCCGAAGCGCTGGGCCGTCGAGCGCACCATCTCGCGCAGGTCGTTCCAATACGGCTCGAAGGGCGTCCTACGAAGCTTCAGTTCCGCGAACTTGCGCTCGTAGCCCTTGACGCGCTCGTCGGGCATGTGGCCATTGGGATACTTGAACGTCGAGGGTGTGACGCCAGGGGAGGGAGTGTAGGCGGTCTCGGTGTAGGCCATGGGAACTTGGTCAGTGACTAACCTCCGAGGAGCGCCCGGAAGATCTCATTGCCGGCCGAGATCTGGCGGCCATGCATGGACGAAAGGGAGGACGAGTAGCGCCGGGCGCGGGTGAAGGCCGTGGCCGAACGCGTGACGGACGAGGCAGAGGGCGGCGGCGTGACCACAGTGCTGGGTTTCGCCGGAGCCTTGGCCTTGGCCAAGTACTGCGAATGCACAGCCTTGAGCGCGGAGAAGGATGCCATGTCAGTAACCCGGCTTGGGACGCGGCTTGGGTTTCTTGGTCTTCATGACTCAGTCCGGATAACCGGGACACAGGCGGGGATCAAGCCCGGCATGACGAAACAAGTCGACTGTCCGGTGGCGGTGCTCGAGGTTGGGATCATGGTCCGGCCGGGCCCAGGTGATGGTCGGCTGCCAGTGCGGCAACTGCGCGCAGAAGATGGTCAGCGGTGGCACCAGGCTGGCGCTGTAGGCATAGTGGACATGCCAGCGCTGTTCCTTCGCGTGCTCGATCAGCATGAACAGGGTCTTGGGCGTCTTGATCAGGTAACAGGCCGGCGAGCTGAGCCAGTGGCACAGGTAGTCGGTGAACGGCGTCGTGGCGCGCTCATGGTCGGACATGGCGTGTCCGAGGATGTCGTCGTCACGCAGGGCCTCTCCGGGAATGATGATCATGACAGCTTCAGCTCGTTGTAGTTGTTCTGGGCCTGCCGTGGCAACTCCTTGCGCAGGCCATGACCGAACCCTGAACCGGCAAGCCCCACGGCAAGGGTGCGCCACGCATCGGCCCCGTGCGAGGCCCAGTCGTGGACCGGGCGGTTGCGGTAGCACTTGTTGTCCTCGTCATACTCTTTTCGATATGACTTGAGCGCCCTGATCCCGCGCTCGCATTTCGTGTCGTCGAAAACGCATTTCATCAGCAGCGCGCGCGCCGCCTCGATGCCGTCCTCGACCGGCAGCTTCCGGACGGGCAGGAAGCGCCAGCCCAGGCGGGCGGCCAAGGAGATGCGGGTCTGCCCGGTCGAGTATTCGCGCACGTTGATGTCGTGCGGGGCGTAGTTGTTTCCGGATACAGCGTCCCAGGCGTCGAGCCGGCGTCGGCACTCCGCGATGCAGTGTGTCATGCCTTCTCCACTACACTCGTAGTAGTCGATGACGCGGATGTAGTCGTGCGCCATCTGGAAGAACCAGATGGCGTTGGAGTCGTCCAGGCCAAGGTCCCAGGCGGTGTGGACCTCGAGGGCGGGGTCGTAAAAAACCGAGCCCAGGCGGTTGTTGTCCAT